GAGCCAAACGCTTTATGCCATGTCTCAGAGATAGCAGTCATGAACTCATAAGGGTGATTCTCTTTGGCTACTATAAAGTTAGTACCATCAGTCCAAATCTCAAATAATACTATGAAGTTATCATAGGCTTGACCGTCAACCGCAGTAACAGCACCAATCTGTCCACTGGAGTCCATATATATAAAGTTAGTAGCTAAGTTAGTCACAACTACACTTTGATTACCTAACCAAGTAACTGGCGTCGACCTAACCATACCAGCACCAGACCTTAGGACTGTAAACGTGAGTGTGCCTTGGTTAAATGACCAGTAGTTACCGCTTCCACCCCAACGTACAAACCCCGACATATTAGAGTCTTGCTGGTTGGACACTGATAATCCTGTGTTAAGTGATGGAATGTCTTTATTAAGTGATATCAACCAGATACGCTGAGAATCAGTTGAACCAGTGTCAGACACAGCTTCTGTAGCAAATCCATCTATGTTAAGTGACACCTTCTCATAACGGAAGATAGAGGAGTTACCACCGGAATCACACTTAAAGCCCACTGCTGTACCTGTTCCTGCACCACGTAGGAGTACAGAAGCTGAAGTGATGGCTCTTACCCTAGTTGAGTTAACCTGTGCTGAGGTGTTGCTAAAGCCAATGATTTCACCATTAAACAGGGGATTAAAGCTTTGCATGTAAGCTAGTAACTCACGACCACTGATGTCATTGATACCCTCTAAGCAGTAAGCCTTATAGGTACCGGAGGATAGAGTAGTAGTTACTGTTACCCCGGCTTGATAAACAGATAACACTCCTGTCCCTATGAACTCAACACCACAGAACTCAACTATAGTGCCCGATGTAGCTAACAGGTTAACACCAAATAGACCAGCGATAAGTGGTGTCGCTGGGTTATTGTTATTTACCCGTATACCATAGAGTGATCCATTGAATCCTGGTTGAGGAGCTATGTTGACGGTAATGTGCTGTAGGTCAAAAGCACCATTTACGTCAATAGCAACAGAATCAATGGCTGTCGATGGGATAGTAGTGACTGTAACGTCTGAAAAACTACTGGTTGCATTGGCAGATAGAGTACCTGTTACTGCCGTGGTAGTCGAGATGATGTTAACAGCACCTATGTCAGCACCTTTAACTGACACATAATCCTTAAGCACTATGTTCTCAACATATTCACCAGGATTAATGAAGACTAAGTACTTCTTATTGGGTCCAGCGTCAGTTACAGAGTCAATAGCAGCTTGGATAGAGGTGAAGTCACCGCCGGATTTAGCCACTACTATGACTTGTGCAGGTTCCAACTTGTCTACCCTGGCATCAATCTCGGTTATAGCTGCCTGTACATCGGTGGCTGCTAGTAGTGAGGTAGAGTTGTCGTAACTGATAGCGGAGGCATCGTGGGCGTCCGAGGAGTCGTTGATGTGGTTAGATAGGTCAGTCTTAATAGTCGGTATGTCAGCTACATCACCATCAGCGATCTCATCCCAGGAGTTCGTGGTGCCGTTGTACATATAGAGTGACCAGGTGTCCTTGTTGACGGCGAGGGTACCATCGGCAGCAGATGAGGGGAAAGAAGCAAAGTTAGCGTACTGATTTATAGTCGTGCCTGAGGTCGAAGGGAATCTAATATATGTGCTCATGGTAGTCTCCTATATCATTTTTGCGGCTATAAGACAGGAAGCAACACCATCGGTAGCACCAACAGCCGTCTTAGTGTACGATACTCGAATATAGGAGGTAGCTAACTGGTTAAGATCTAAGAAGATTACATCACTGTCTTGTAACACAGTCGGTGCTGCGCTTAGCGCGAGTGGGACCCAATTGAGGTTGTCAAGGGAAACTTCAATGCTAAAGAAGCCCTCGGCAGTCGTCGATGACCAGTTCAGCTGGATAGCGACGTTGTCTAGGTACTGGATGTTAGTTACAGGTGAGGTGAAGGAAGCGTTGAGTGACTGATCTTCGAAAAGCTTGTAAGGAACTAAGACGTTCTTGCGACTCATTACTGATCTCCTGATTGGGAGGTTATAAAGCTTGTGGCTACTGATAGTAAAATGGCCACCTCGTTAAAGATGGCCAACACAGAAGAGCGTAAACTAGTAAAGCTATATGTCTACTATACCATACGTCAGGCTTAAGTCTCAAGTACCAACTTAGCGACCATCAAGAAGTCGCCACCACTATGCTCACGACCGTCATAGCAGGGTTTCACCCCTTCGTCCTGGTCGTCCATCATAGTCAACCAACTACTACACCAATCGCTGCTGTTCGGTAACCTATCGCTAGGGTATACGTTAAGCAGGATGTCGATAGCTTTGTCTGTGTCGCCTGCTAAGTACTGCACCAACGCGTTCCGCGACCGGGTCTTAGCTAACTCCTCGATAACCTTAAAGTCAGTCATCACGGACATCGAGTAGGTCTTGTGTGCTATCAAGTACTGTAGCGCCTGCAGATGACCTTCAAAACCCTTACCTGCGACTAGCATAGGATAGCGTGTGTGCCTGATGGCATAGTCATGCTTACCCTTGGACACATGGTATATAGCTTGGGCTAATAAGGATATATGAACTGGTGACATGATTGAGTGCTCCTTCGCCTCCTGCCCCATGAACCACGAGTGACTGCTACCGTAATCCCACAGACGTTCTAATATGCCTAGATTGTTCCTAGTCACCGCATAATAGATTAGACTGACTATGGCATCCCTCGATATGTCACTTCTTGAAAGACCACTAGCATAACACTCAGGATAGTAGATAGGTCTACGCAACCATCTACCGGGTTGTAGTTCAGCCTTAGTGATGTCTACTTCACCAGGAAGCAGTGCCGAGAGGGTAGTTGAGTCACACTTGTCTGTCTCTATGAAACCTGCTTTATCTTGCTTAGACTTGATGAGTGTTGAGTAGAGATCTACCTTCTGCTGTAGTAATTCCTTCTGGCTGGGGGTAGGAGGTTGGTGCTTACGGGGTTCTGAACATGACCACAACAGGAATATGAGTGCTAGTATGTTTTTCATTGGTTATCCTTTAATGTAAGTTCTATAGAGCGAGTCGACGACCTTAGACTGGGCACTAGACAGGCTGAACTGGTTGGCAGCAGCTACTTGGATCCTAGAATACCACTTGGCATCGTTGTCTGACATCACTCCCTCAAAGGCTGCTAAGGCTTCTAGCTTGTCCTTGTCGTGGTTGGATGGTGGTGCAGGTGGATTAACTGGATGGGGAAAGTCAGCTAGTGCCCTGACTTCATCTGCTATCTGTTTGTCGGTTAGTTGGTGAACCTCACCTAGTAGGGTGAAGAGTCTTCTTAGCGTATCCATGGGTGTCTCCTTATTAATTATAGTAGCGGTTACTTTTGGATATGTTATCTGAGGCTAATAAATATTGTAAATTAGAGTAGTGGTTAAGTTTGAGTAGTTCATCCTCTGTGGTAGCTTTAGAGACTGGCACGACATGATCTATGTGTAGTTTATCTTCAGGAGTAGGATAACGGCCGTAGTTTAGCCAAAAGGTGTAATCGAGATGGTTCTTAAGTAGGGGGATAGAACAACCTACTATAGTGGTAGTCTTGGAGGTCTTAGGTAGATTGTGGTTGCGGAGAGTGGTTGTAATTAGCCCCCTGATATTATCTTTAAGTTTAAATATAGAGTCAATTGCGCGTCTAGTATTCATATACTGCTTCATATACTGCTTCTTATATTTCTTCTCATACTGCCTATGACGATCAGCATTATTAAGTCGCCAACGTTTGCTATTTTGATTCTTACATGCCTTACACCGACTATACAATCCATCTTTACGACTTTTATCCCTATAAAACTCACCCACATCTTTCTCGACCTTACACTTTGTGCACACCTTAGTCATCTTATATCCTTACTTGATAGAATTACGGTGCTTATTACGGTTATCGATAGCTAACAACAACTGAGTGTTAGTATAGTGACTGAGTTTTAACACATCTTCTACTGATAGAGCATTGTTTAAGGCGATGATGTGGTCTACTTCCACCTTATCCTCAGGAGTGGGAAGTCTGGAGTAACGCTGTAAGAAGGTGTTGTGTAGGTGCGTTATATAGGTCAAGTAATCACAACCTAAGAACTTAGCTGCTGACTTATTTACCCTTTGTCGCTTTATTACATTGAGGATGGTTGCTCTAACGATGATCTTTTGCCTGAAGACAGGATCAGAGTGGTAACGTCGGTTACAATATTGGCGTTCCATGTTAGTCATGTGTTCGCGGTGGTCTATCCTACGTTGTGCTCGGCGTTGTCTGTAGAGCTCCTTGTTCTCTTGATAGTAGCGTTTGAAGTAGAGTTGACGCTTGGTGAAGGTCTTACACTCACACAAACGACAACGATCATCCTGGAGGAACATGTCGGTGGGTCTAATGGTGTTACATATGGGGCAGAGTTTAGTGTCCATGGTCGTAGTCCTTATGTCTTAGTGGTGTTCATAAGACTATCTTACACTAAGTTTAGTTAAAAACTAAAACATTTAATAAATAATTGAGGGCAAAAGAAAACCCCCAACCTTGTGAAGATTGGGGGCAGAACGTAGACTAAACAATGACCGGCAGGATAAGATAGGCAGACACTAAGGTTATACTCTAATATCCATCAACTAGACAGCAGGAAGAGATGAGTTTTGCATAACCAGCACGAAGTTAACTACAGTCACAGCAGAAGGTTCAGTTGGGGTTGCACCAGCCAACAGATTGACTACCACGCTAGATGAAGCCGCTGACTTCACTTGTGCCACTAGGTCCACGGCTACAGCCGCTTGAACCGTTGCGGTAGCAGCTAATACAGCATAGTAAGAGTCTTCTAGAGTGATAGTGTACTCACCTGTGGCTGATTTAGCTACAGAGTAACCTAGACCACTAACCTTAGTGGCAGCACCACCAGAAGCAGCTATACTGAATGAACCTGCGAGTACGTTGATCTCTTTGTTGAGTGCTTTTACTGGTGCTACAATACGGTTTGCCATGATATTTACTCCTGATAAGGGTGTTGGTTTAACTAATGGATCAACTATACCATAATGGAGGGTTAAACTTGTTCTTGAGTAGGTGTGGCTAAGGAATTGGTGAACTTGCTGCCACTGGGACTAGGTGACTTCTCTTCTTCCTTGGTGGTCTGTTGCTGTAGGGTCTGTAGTAGACTTGGAGTTAATCTCTGTACTCCTAGGAGTCTAGAGAACAGTGCGGTTTCAGCCATACCTAACTTAGCATCCTCTGGTTGCTTAGCGAACTCCTCGAACACTATCTGCTTTATTGCTTCATAGAAGCTTGGGTGCAGCAACTTCAACGTCTCTACTTGCCTTATGGTTAGGTTACCATTCAACATCAACGGTAACACTAGTGAAGGATTGATGGCTATGTTGGCTGAAGAGGTAAACTTGAACTTGTCATAGTCAGATGGTTCTAACTCTTGCAGACCGAACAGTGTCTTGGAAGTGGTGTAAGGTAGGTTGTCCTTGAGGTAGGAGTGGACATTGGTAGTCATGGGTGCTACATCATCTACTGGGTCACCGTAGTTGTCTATGGCTATACGTAGTCTGTCTGGGCTTATGTCATTGGGTACCTTGGACTTAAGCTCTTCATACGTATAGAAGTGTGGTAGTTCTGTAAAAGTTATGCCATCGTTTAGTAAACGAATGACTGTACTTCTAACTTTTCCTATCATATCATCGAGTCTGTCTAAGGTGATCTTTTTGGGTGAGGCACTGGATAGCTTAAGCAGGTAAGGGTATGGCACTAGTGGTGATAAAGAGTCTTCCTGGTAGTCAATAGGCATAGTTGATCCCCTGGGGCTAGTGTTAGGCTTCAACTATAGTCATTTGGTTACCCACGGTTAAACTTCTTGTCCAGAGCATCCTTAAGTTCGTCAAAGGAGCAGTCAGGAGTAAGCTGGAGGTCTTGATAGCGGTGGGTGACTTTCTGGTGGTTGAAATAGTCACGCTTGAACTGTCTTAGTTCTTGTTGTGCTGCTTCAGCCTTCCTCTCATGATGGGCAATAACGAGAGTAACTAAGGTAGCTACACATATGACAGTTAGGATAGACATTACTTGTTCTCCTCTTGGTTAGCTTGGGACAGCACCATCTTAGCGTAGTCGATAAGTAGGATTCTTACCACTTGGGATACGTTGAGGTCTAAGTGGCGGAGTGTAGCTACAGCATCACGTTCCTCTTGAGTATTGAGCACTATAGATAGTTGGTTTGCTTTGTGTCTCATTTACGTTTGCTCCTTGGTAGTTCATTCGTTGGTGTCTTTGTACTCAGGATGAGGATTGAGTTGACTTGACTGTAATTAGAATTGTAAAAGTTTTGCCACAGAACAGTAAACTACTTGGGTGTGAGTACCTTCATGATGCTCTGTGGCATAATAACTTCACCTTCTGCTATAGGCCGCATAATACCCTTATCATAGATAAGCTCAACTGAACCCTTGTGCTGGAAGCGTCGGTTCTTATGGATTTCATATGTAGTGATCTTAGTGTCGAAGTTAACCTTCACTTCAATGACTATGGTTGAGTAACGTAAGATGCTGCCACCCATGACCATCCTAGTATCCATCGACTTAGCACCCTTCTTCTTGTCGTCTGAGTGCATTTGAGCACACATGATGATTGGGAAGGATAGGGTGTTGAGTATGTTCTTTAGTTCTGATAAGAACTTCTCCAACTGGAAGTAGTGATTGTCGCTGGAACTAGATCCTGCCGTGTATATGTTCGTTAAGTAGTCAATCAGAACTACATCTGGCTTAACGGTGGCTTTATCTAACTTCTTAATAAGATTAAGTACATACTCAGACTTAGTGGTGCCGTTGTTTGATAACTCACAGTCCAACACAAACAACCTCTTCTCTTGAACTAGCGACTGAAACCGCTTCATAATCCTAAGAGTCTGCTCAGGAGTTGAATGTTGGTTGGCATACTCTAGTGGATCTACGCCTTCCATCAGGCAACTTACCTTGTCATATACATCGTTAGATGACTCTTCATTGGATATGATGAACACTCGTTTACCTTGCATTAAGTACTTATAAGCCACATTAACTACAGTAGTAGTCTTACCGGTACCAGTATAAGCAGCAACCGTAACGAGTTGACCGGGGACTAGTTTGAACTTACTGTCGAATGCTTCGCTGATGAAGGGTACTGCATCTCTGAAGGACTTATTGCGTTGGGAGTAGTCACGCTTGTAGTTGCTGTATAGTTGGGATTGTAAGGAGCTGAACATGTCGTCGCAGTACTCCTGGGTAAGAGTTGACACACTAGCGTGTTCACTCTCTAAGAACACCTCTTTTTCATAGTCGCGTTCAACCTTCTTTTGGTTGACAAAGTCCTTCTTCTTCAAGAGGTTGTCTTTCTTTTGTCCTTCCTGAAGAATGTAAGATACGGTGTCATTATCTAGCTGTGCCATTGGTTGCTCCTTCATGTAAACGTTGCGAATAACTCAGTTACGTCCAGATTAACAGTATCAGGATTAGACTTAGGTAGACCAGCTTGTTGAGTTTTAGGTTTACCAATCTTGAACTGATGCTTCACTGCCACTCGCCATTGTGCTTTGACATCATCACACCAGGTTTTATAGTCGGCACCTTTGGTATGGGGGATTACGAAGGGGAGGAGATGTTTGACTGCCGACAGAGTCTCAGACTCAGAGTATGAGTTCTGGTGGAAGGTGGCTACAAGTGCGTCTAGGTGATCTTGTCGACCTTTTCGTGGTTTCAAGAGGTCAACATCGCCAGAGTCTGCTAGATATGCCTCTATCAGTTCAAGTTCGGTCGGGGATGGGTTAGCCAAGGGCTGGGCTACTTTCGCGCGACCTCGTGCAACCTCTGCATCAGGAGATATTGGTTGAGTTTGAGAAGCCTCAACTACACCTCCAGAGACAGTCGTTTTATCTTCCTTAATAATCTTAGGTGAACAGGAATATAGAGTGAATGTATCCTTACTATTACTATATCTTCCTTGAAAGGAGTTATTAATAAAGGAAGGGGGAGTTATATCGACTCCCCTTCCTGTCGATGAAGAAGAAGAGTTAGTTTCTTCTGTCCCCTGAGGGGACGAGGCCTTGTCCCCTGAGGGGACGAGGGCGCCACCACCATATGTAATAACGTTCTTATCCTTAGAGACCCACTGCATGTCACCGTTGACTTCATATGTATTAGGTAGGTTGCCAATAACGGGGTGAAGGTGTTTGTGTTTAAGTACTAGTCCCTTATCAACCAGAGACTTAATGCTATCCTTGACTTTACTCTCGCTATATGAAGTAGCAACAGCGATATAAGAATATGATAACATTTTGTTTTGACTATACTTCCAGCGAAATAATGTTGTCAATATAATGTACTCCATATGGCTAATATATTTGTCCTTCAACATATCAAAGATAATGTTGGGTATGTTAGTATATGGTGCTGTGTAGTTATCCACGTCAGTCTCCTTGACTATTCTTCATATATGTCGTTGATTATTAAGGTATATAGATCATTATGTAACGTTTTAACGTTACTATTTAAATATAAAGTTTCGCCTGTGTTAGTGATTAACAGATACTTTACAAGTAGTTGACTGTGGAAATCTGTATCGTGAGTATGAGTGTTTCGACAGACTATGCTATCGTTGTGGTTGGCTATAGGAGTACAAGTCACTGCTGCTTCAACACCTAACCTGTCTGTCTCCTGTTGAATCAGACTGTCTATCGCTTGTCGTTGTAGAAAGTTCATCTTAACCATTGTTTAATCCTTTATCTTAGTTAGGGAAATAAGTAAGCCCCATCTGCGTTCCCTTCAACAGCGGCTCTGACCTAGCCACCGCCAAAGGGTCAGTTCGATGGGGCTTACTTTATTATTATACTACATTCTAGGTTAAACTTGTTTTATTACAACGTATGCTTCTCTAACGCTCTCTTGATCTCGCCTAACTCTTCCTTGACCTCGTCGCATAACTTAAAAACTTGGTCGCAATGAAACTTATGCAACGCCGCTATATCACAGAGCATTAATGGTGTTACTGCGTTGTCTGTCGACTTGGGTGGTTCAAATTTCGCCTGGTCTAACTGTTGCAAAGCGCGTGGTATATCTTTGGATGTAAGCACACCAATTCGGTGTAGCAAAGTCATCAAATATGCGACTTTCCTCTTCCGATTCCCTATAGAGTCCATACTTACTCCTCGCCGAATACTCGACGTAGCTGTTTAAGCAATGTCCGCTGGTTACTGGTCATACTACGACCTAACTGATCCCTTAACTTAAGCTCGTTGTATATCTCACGTCTAGGGTCCATTGACCGTCTAGGATCAAACTTAACTTTCATGTCAGTCATAGCTGGCTTACCTAACAGCACTTCCTTCTGCCGCACCGCTCTGTCAGCAGCTTCCTGTTCTGCCTTGGTGAGTGGCCTGGTAATCTTGGGTACCTTAAGGTTAGTGTCTACGACCTTCTTATCGATGTTTTTGATGCCGCCGAGTCTAGGGACCATACCTTTGGCTACCTCTACCTGATCGCTCATCTCCATGTCATCTAGACCAATAGAATCGGTAAATGTGAAGTAGTCTATTAACTGACCGAAGTCAGTGGCCAACGACGTAGGCTTTGGCAACTGTATCTCCTTCAGTTCAGCCTCTTTAGCCGTCTCTTCAGCTGGGATCAACGCTTCCATAGCCTTAGCATACTCTGGATCCTTCTTGCGAAGGTAGGTGTCTGTCAGGATTAGGGTGCGTAGTGACTGTGAACTTGCCTTAGCCAACATCGGTGCGTACTGCTCTACTGCTCTCGGTAGTTTACCGTCTGCTATGGCATCACTGAAGACCTTCATGCCATTGAGTAACTTAGACTGTTTACCAGATGTTGCTTCCTGTAGTGCCTTCTTAGCTATAAACTCATCGGCTTTTTTGCTGACTACGTTGGCTGCTTTTTCAGAAGCTGACGCTAATGCTTCACCAAGCACACCACCAGTAACACCTCCACCAAGTGTATCAGTGGCATAACCAAGACTTCTTGCTGCAACTTTACCAGCACCACCAACGGCTTTCTTTATAATCCCGGTTGGTGTTATTTCACTCTCTCGGAGATTCTCTATGAGTTTACGCTCTGCCTTATCTAACTTATTTAGGTTGTTTTCCAACACTCCACGTGTAGCTTTTAGTTCATCACTTAAAGCTAACTTCTCAGGTCCACTTAATTGGTTAGACTTGAGTTTCTCAGTAAGGTCTTTAACCTTAGCTTTAAGTTGCTCTATTTTAGCTTGAGGTACCGCGGTTGATCGGCGTAACTGAGCTTCCTGTCTAACGTCATCGATGCCTCTGCTTAAACCACCGGTTGACTTAAGGTAGTCTAACTCATTAAGGATGGGTTTAGCGTCACTTAAGAGGTTTTGTATCTTAGCGTTGGCCTCAAATGACTCCTTAGAGTAACGATCTACGTTTGATCTAGCTGCCTTATAATCAGTTAATTCCTTAAGCTGACGTTCAGCATCCTTCAGGAATACAAGTGAACCTGGATCATCTGGATTCTTCTCTACGACAGCTTTAGCTCTGTCCCTATAAGCTTCCAGACCAGCTATGTCATCATCTAGTGCTTTGTCTGACTTAAGGTACTGGTCTTTCTTAGTTGCCTTGATGGAGTTAAATGCTTCTTGCTCCATCTCTTTGGCTGTATTAAAGTTAACATCAGCGTCACTACGCTTTTGGACCGTACTTAAGTAGTCTTTCTTGATGTCGTTGGCTTCTTTACTTAAGGTCTGGATTTTGTTGGCGGTACCCGGCTTATCGATCATCTTCCTAGCTGCTACCGTACCTTTGACTGTCTGACCTATGCCAGCCAAAGAACCACCCAATAGACCACCTAATAGAGCACCTTCTTTTACATCACTAGTAAGTCCAGCCAGATCACCTTCAGTTATATCTGCTTTACTCATACCTAGACTTTGAGCACCACCAGCCAAAGCACCTTGTCCTGTGACCTTGCCGACTTCCTTAGCTCCACCGACAACGGCTTCTACAGCACTCTTAGGGGCAGACACTTGAGCTAATCTAGAGACAGTCTGTTTAGCTGTGTCTTGTGCAGCTACTCTTGCCGCTTCCTTGGTGAGTTTACCTGCGGTAGTTAGTCCCTTGGCTGCACTAACACCTGCCTTAACAGCACCAACTCCTACTCCTAAACCAGGTATAGGTACCAACACAGAACCAGCGAGATTACCTGCTCCATAACTAACAGGATTATCTCTGGCGGCCATCTCATCTTCTAGTCTGGCTGCACCGCGTTCCTGTCGGTAAGTTTCCAACAAACCCTTAAAGTCATCCTTAGGAGCAAACACGTTACCAACTGCTTTAGCACCAGCTTTAACCGCTCCTTTAATCTCATCGCTGAAACCGAAGGTGATGCCTTGTAGACCACCTTTAATGGCTGAACTTAACGGTGAGTTGCGCTCAATATCAGTCCACTCTTCACCACTATCCTGTGCTTCAGGAGTAGGGATGTCAGTCCACTCTTCTTGATTAGAAGTATTCTTAACGTTTGGCACGAATAATCTCCTCTGTACCATCGGTGTAGATTACCTTGATGTCACCTTTAGAGTTCGTTTGACGCTTGAGTTCCTGTTTAGATTTAGTTGGTGCAGTAGCAGCTTCCATCGGTGTGCTACCACCAGAAATCCCTAGGAAGGAGTTAGTTACTTGTTGTCGGTTTTGTCTCTTCTGCTCTAGTACTTCTGGTGAATCACCGAAGCGTGGGAAGTACTGTCTAGATCCACTCTCAAACTCAGATTCAGAGATAGAAGCACCAGACTCTCGTCTAAGAACAGCATTAAGGAAGTTACGCTCTGCTTGTTCTTGCATCTGCGCTTCCTTAGACTTAAGTGCATTGGGTTTGCTTCTGTCAAAAGCACCACTCATGGAAGCAGCATCATAGTTCTGACTGTAGAGTTTATCCATGGTTTGATTAGCAGATGACATCCTCTCGCCATACAATCTGTCTTTGACTTGCCACTCCTGTAGTGCTTTAGCTTCCTTAGCGGCGATTTTAGTCGTAGTCTTAGTGTTCTGCGCCTCGTTGATGTCCATCTGCATCTTAGCTTTTTGAGCGTCTAAGGAGTTATTAAGTGCTGCTAGGTTGTTCTTAGCTTCTGCACTAACATACTTACCACCTAACAGACCTAGTTTTTGTTGCACTTGGTCAGTTTGAGCTAGTTTATATGCTATGCCATTCTCAATTACTTGCTGTCGTAACTTAGCTTTACTGGCGATAGATAGTTTGCTTTGCTCTATGGCTTGTAACTTTTGATCCATAGATTGCTTATAGTTAGCGAAGTCATCATCCATAGCTTTGTTGATGATGTCTAGAGCATAGTTCTTGCCACCAGTCAAGGAAGCACCGTAAGAACCTAGTCCAACAGCGATGGCACCCAAGATCTTGTTGCCTGTGCCACGTGTTGCCCAGAAACCTTCATATTTCTGAGAACGGTATTCATCTACCTGCTTGTTCAGTCTGTCCTGGTCTTCCTGTGCTTCCTTGATAGCATTATCACGTTCAGACTGTATCTTTTGTTCTAGTTCAACACTACGATCAAACCCTTGTTGCTTAAGCTTGTTCTCTTCTAAAGCCTTAGCTTCTTGTATCTTAGCTTTCTCAGCTTCTATATTCTTCTGCTCTTCAAAAGTCTTGCCTAAGTTTTGTGCACCTTGTAGGAATGCTGCATTAGGTGTAGTCTTCTCTATCGTTGTCTCTTGGACCATAGGAGTAGGAGCCACAGATGGCATGAGTGGTTGTGGTGCTGCTGCGGCCATGGGTGCTGGTTGAGGACTAACTGGTACTGGTGCTGGTGTAGTGTCAATCATTGCCTGACCAACTAGATTAGCCTGACGTTGTGCTTCTAGTTCCTCATCAGATAGTTTAGGAAGTGGTGCGTTGATACCTGGTATCATTGCTTGTGGCATGACTACTTTCCTTTCTTGTTCTTGGCTTTAAGTGCTTGTTCTAAGTTAGTAATTCGCTCATTGGCATCAACGTTAGCTGACAACATAGCTGGCAATAATCTAGAGTAATTGACCATCTTACCTTCTGGTGTCTCAATTATGGCTTGTTTACCTATCTGTGACTTCTCTAAGTCTTGTGCCATAATGGAGGTTTGTTCACCTGGCAAGTAGTCTGGATCCTTGTACTCATACTTATAGTTGGTGAGTTTATCTAAGAAGTCCTTAAGGTCACTGTCATCCTTCTTGATATTCTTCTTTAGATTAATATCAGAGGAAAAGATACTAGCTAGAGCAGAACCAACACTTGAAATTAAACCACCTATACCACTTGCTTTATTAGTTGCTTGAGTCTTATTAATATCAGCTTGAGTAGTTACCCCTGTCTTAGCTATGTCAGCTTGTTGTTGGGTGATGCCTAGTTGAGTCATAAGGTAGGTTTTAATAGCTTCTGCATCAAGACCTTGCTTAACCAGTTCAGCCTTAAGGTTCTCAATAGCTACTTGATTACCAGCAGCAGCATTAGCTTTCACAACATCTAAGTCTACACCTTGGTTAGCTAGTTGTTGCTTAAGGTTAGTCTCTGCATTGACGATTTTAGTTTGTTGGTCTAGTTGTGCCTGAGCTGTATTGACGTCAATATCTTGACCTCTAGCACCTTGTAGAACACTGCCGAGTTGCTGTCTAGCTACTTCACTTTCCTTAGCTCTTAGGAGTGCAGCATCAGCACTGGTTTGTGCTTGTAGGTTAGATACATTCTGCATAGCTTGACGTTGAGCTAATACGGGGTTACCGCCGCGTGCTGCTGCTGCTTGAGCAGCTTGTGCCGCTATGGCTTGCTCTAGACCTTGGTTTAGCTGTAGTTGTGCAGCACTAGGAGCACCAGTGCCAGCAGCTTGTGCTTGTAGGGCACTAGCTAACGCTAATTGCTGATTCCTTATATCTTGATCTTGTCTAGTTATTAGAGTAGGATCAACCTTCTGAGCTGTTACATTCTGAATGTCTTGTCGATTAGCCATGACAGCCGACGTGGTTGGTGCCTGTTTACCTAGTTGAGCATCTAGGAGTTGGGTGTTGACTGGTGTGATTGCTCCCAGTGATTCTGACACCTTACTGAGTGGCGTCATGTCCACTCCTTTAACAGAAGGCGGCATCAATTTCTCGCCTAGCTTCTTACCTAGATCTGAAATTCTTGTTCCAAGGTTCCTATCTTTGTTGGGGTCTCTACCTTCTTCTTGACTGACTTTTGCTGTATAAGCTTGGCTAGCAGCCTCAATTTTAGCTGGATCCTTATCCTTCATGGCTTGCTCTAGTTCGGCTTCTAATTCTTCGCGTGTTTTTGGACTTGATGGCGTTGCCATATGTATCTCCTGTCAGGAGTGTGGAAGACTCTACAAATAGTATCTTGGCTCATATAGTAATTAACGAGGTTTCATTCTGCGACTGCCAGGTAATTTGTTGTTACCTTGCTTAATTCCAACTGCCACTGATACAGCCGAGATAGAGAATGACTGTGATGGTACAGAGTTGCCGAAGCTATCACGTAAAGTAATTCTTATAGCTTGACACTTCTGCTTAGCTAACTTCATCTCAAACTGATAAGTGGAATCAGTTAGAGTGCCGTATACTCCATCACCGTAAGTACCTTCACCATAAGTTGTGCTATATCCAAGTTCATCTAGGTCAATAACGAAGGTCTCATATTCACTATCCTTGAAGTCATAAGCTACTGATGCTATTAGTTTATGTGGACCTCCGTAGGTTCCTAGGATAGTAACCATGTAGGTTCTTTGATAGTTCTGTAGACCAGCTAATGATAACCATGAAGTGGTTAACTTGGTTTTAATTGGTGATTTGTTGTCGTCGAAAGCACTATTCTCAATCATTACTTTACCATCTGGCTTAACATAAACATACTGACTAAGCCAAGTAGTAGCATCAACCGATAACTGAGTTGTAAATGTATACCATAGATCATAATAGTAATCGTAGACTAAGGTTATGCCTTCGACTGATGTGAAGCGGACTTGGTTGAGATTCGCGACCACGATAGCTGAAGTAATGTTTAAGTAGTTATAAGCTTCTACTCTATCACCTAGATACTTAGTAGATAACCCTCGGTCGAGTAACCAAATACCTTTATCAGACTTAAACATCACCCCTTGTGGAGTTTCTACGACAGTCTCAGGTTCAATACACCCTACATCAGAGGAGACAGCTTGTACTCTAAAGTCATCAGCTGATCCAGCATCAGTAGGACCTTCACCTGACAGGATGTAAATAGCTGACCGTTTAAAGATAACTAGCTTTTCATCTAGTTCAGCCAATGCAGTTATCTTCCCACCTTTAGTGTCTACCTGTTTTCTGAAGACATCACTGAATGCTACTCCTTCACCCTCAACAAAAGGTTTACTGAAGGCTATCTCGGATCCATTCTCTAGACCAGCAGCAAACAATCTATTCTTAGATGACTTTAACACGGTGCAAGCAGGAGCTGGTGAGTTATCTACTACACCACCGGTGGTATATAGCAACTGTCTAGAGATTAATTGAGCGTCAGTTAGGTTATCAACGAAGGATATAGTGTCTGCTGTTGTGGTGTTATAAGTAGGACTAGAGTCACTGGTAACCTTATAGAACAGAGTACCATTGTTTGCGGTGCGGTAAATACTAGCTATAACTGCGGTCCTAGTGTCTTTCTTATCAGTATAGCGAAGCGTCGGGACAGTTACAGTTACATTGTTGGATCCGCCTAAGGTTATAGATACAGGTAGACTTGTCTGACTCCTATGTATCTGTCCTTGACTATCAATCCACTCCCAGATAGCTATATAACGGTATGTACCAGCCGCTATAGCGCCACCACCTGCAGTTAATGTTAGGGTCTCAGGATATAGGTGGAAGTTGTGCTCTATGATAGATGAACCATCATACATCTTCACATAACCACCAGATATATGTAGGTTTTTACCTAGTTGACTTGATATACCGGTACTAGACACATCAAAACTAATGCCTATCTTATTGACACCTGTTAGGGTAAAAGTGGTTGTACCACCGCTAACTAATCGTGTCTTACGCATACCAGCTATCAAGAACTCACTACCGCTAAACCATACCCCAGGAACAACAGAGTTCTCAAATACTACACCACCAGCTAATTGTGGCAGTATCTTAGCTACCACTTGTCCTGTCTCACTAATGATGAAGTAAGTATCTTGTAACCCAGATGAAGATTGGAATGCTACCATCACGTAATTCGTGTTGTTGTATAGAAAGGCTTTAGATGCTAATCCTGCTGCTCGCTGTAGAGTAACAGTTGCTGACGTGTTGGAACTAATAGTTAAGGTGTGCTTCACAACATAGTAGTTCATGAAACCAGCACCTGGTACTTCAGCAAATATCACTAAGGAAGTGCCATTGCTGATGCCAGTTATGTTTCTAGCTATAGTAGCAGAGACTACAGTTGTCGCTTTATAGGTTGTAAAGTCTTCAAAGAGTGCTATGTGTTTGACACCGCTTCCTGAGTTACTCCATATAACATGGAATACATCAGCATTACCAACAGCTACACCAGATACACAAGCTATGCTTTGATTAGGGTCTTCTGTTGATAAGACTATTGGATCCGGTACTCCTTGAAGAGTACCGCCGACAGTACCATTCTGCAGTACGTAAGCTATAGCTACTTGGTTTACTGAGTTACGATAAGAAACTACCATCCTAGTAGACCCAACCAAACATACATCAAAATATGGGTTAGTTGGACTAGGATTGTTGAAAAGTACTTGCTCAGCTAGGAGTACAGATGGTTGTGCTATGTTTACCCTGCGTACCACTAAGCTAGTATTAGAAGAGTTGTAATAGAAGATGAAGAAGAACTGACCAACAGCAAAACAGCGTGGTCTAAAACCAGTGCTACTTAATAGGGTGTCATTGATCAACGAAGAACCACTAGCTAAGTCATTAAGGCTACATCTAGAACCACCTCTAGAGTCTTGCCAGGCATAAAGTACTAACTGACCATTAACAGCTAAATCAACTCCTTGTTGAGCAAACGAGTTACTAATAACAGGTGCATTGCTAATTAAGGTAGTAGTGTTGGATCCCTTATCAGACCACTTATCACTATCCTTAGCATAAGAGTAGCTTCTGTCATTAGTTTGTAGCAGTAGTTCATCTTCAAAGTTAGCTAAACCGATAGCGGACGTAATTGCAGTTCCACCAAAGGTCAGATTAGATAGTTCATCAAACCCATTGCGCTTGCTAATCTCCCCGGTTCGTTTAACATAACCATTCTGTAAGTCTAACAGGGAACCAGACAGTTGCTTCTCGTCAACTTTAGTGTTGATACCTAGACCTAACGATATAGATATATTAGTCTTTTGGAGTGCCATGGTAGCCTCATACGTTTAAAGGAATGGTTTGGCCAACTTTTGATTCTAAGTTCTTCTTGGTAGATGCCACCCAGTCACTTCCTAAAAAACACTCACAGTCTTTCCATTTCTTGATCTCTCTAACCCCACCGTCCTCTAAATATAAGACCATTTTGTCTTGATTATTGTCGTATTGATGACCAATCACTAGTTGTGTTTTTTTGAGTAAGTGTCTCTTCCAGGTAAATTTATATCTCATGTGTATCTCTCTTATTTGATTCTCATAATAAATTTAGCACTAATGTAAGACGGTCTAAAGTCTTGTGAAGCAGATAACTGACTATCAGATGATGAGTTGATAGTAATACCAGGATTACTAGTGATAGAAGATGTTCTTCCTGTTAGTGGTGTTGCTGCCCATGTACCGCCTTGAGCACCAAATATGTTAGCCGAGTAAGCAGCACCACCTGATACTGAAGGTGAGTTACCAACCGCACCAATAGGACCAGCATTTACCGTGCCACCACCAGTCCAAATGTCTGCCGTAAAAACGTTGCTAATTTGATTGTTCCACATGAGTCTGGCACCACCATTTGCATCTAAAGTATGGAAGTGATCTGGTAGACCAGGAGATGTAGAAGTGATGTTATGTGAGTGAGCAATACTTTTAACGTTGGCACCACCGACTGAGCCAGAAGTCGTGTTACCCATTAAAAACACATCATTATTTATATTGGGTATGACAGCACCATTCATGGGTGAAGTAGCATCTGCTATAGTTTGACCATTACACTGAACAAACCCATAAGAATCAGCTACCGTAGTAGCAGTACAGTTATATGCACCACTTAGACTTGGAAAAGATGGCACAACACTACCCACAGGCATCAAACCTGTTGATGAGTAAGTCGCTACTCCTGAAGTGTTAAACTTCATGATAGAATCAGTTACAGTTGGTACTGCACCCGGTAGCGTTAAGTTATAAGCGGATACTACCGCGGGTGGTTTGATAGTGATAGTCTGACTACCTAGTACAGGATCACTGATCTTGATACTAGAACAAGCTACATCAGCACCAACTCCTGCGGTTCGGTTGAAAGCGAAGATCTTAGTTAGATCCGAGTAAGTAACCGTGGCGGTTACTCCCGGTTGACCGAAGTCACCGCCGATAGTACCTAGACTAGAGAAGTTAAGACCACCACCCGAAGTTACTTGTACGTCGGTACCAGACTGATTCTTATAGAAGAGATCACCATTAAGTACATACAGGCAGTTGATGTCAGTAGGAGCAGTGATAGAAGCACTCTGACTGGACATCCTAAGACTTCTAGCGTTATCCAAGTCATTGCCTTGCATAAGTAGGTCACTGATGATGTTAAGCCCAGCTGGAGTGATCTTTACCCCATTACCAGTTGAGTGATCATGTTCACCTACTACCGTTAAAGCTTCATTGAGTTTATTAGCCCAATCTGGACCTAAAGTACTCTCTACTACCGGTAAGTCAAAGTTCATATTTGGATCTATAGCCATGATTATATCCTTAAAAGAATAGTAGGGTGACAGTTACATTACTACTAGCTACTAAGTTAGCCAGGACGGGTGTCATGGTGCTGCTAGACCAGACATTGGCGTTGGCGTTCTGGTTGACTACTATGAAGCCTAAAGGTTGTCTCTGTAGCTTGTGTTCTATGGCAGCAGGTGATGTAGTCAAGGTGATGTTCTCTATAACAGACACAGGACCAACTAAAGGAGAGAGTTGTAAGAAGTCAAACAACCCACTGACCTCTTTCTGGACTCTGTTGAGTGTCTCATCAGCCTTAATAAATGGCAGTCGTCGCTTAGTCATACTATATCCTAAACAGTGGGTCTATGAAGGAAGGATAAGTGATCTCGGTGATACGCTCTGGTGCATCAACATCACGATTATTAGCCATAGCTTCTATTCTATCTATTAAGGCTTTCTTCTCAGCCATAAGATAAGACACATCACTCTCTTCCTTAGCTAACATAGCCATAGCAGAACACACTACTATGTACTCATCCCAGCCGTTAACACCGTCTAAGACGTCAGTATCGGCTGATAGTTTAGTGTATCTAGGGATATACCACAGTCTATACTCATAAGAGGCATTGTCAGCAGGAACAAACACTAGGTCATTCTTGATGATGCGGTAAGCTAAGAATGGGGCACTAGGTGATAGTCTACGGTAACCACCGTTCATAGCGTTGCGTTGCTGGAAGTTGAAGCGGGGTACTTCAGTGTAAGTACCACCAGAATTAACATCTACTCCACGTAACTTATAGAAATCACTAGGAAGAGCAACCTTGTCACTGCCATTAAGTACGGTGACAGTTGTCTTGACAGTATAGTAGTCTTCAAATCGACTAACCAGCAAGTCATACAGCTCAGCACCATAGACGTTGATATAGGAGTCTAACTCGCTGTCACTAATGAAGTTAGAGTCAGCCATGTCAGCCTTATCACGGGCTCGAGTGCGCAGATTACTTAAGGTAACGTTGTCCATAAGTTACTCCTTATCGTAGGAGTCCATGCTGTCACCCTCTTCCATCTCGTCTTCCTCTTCACTCATCTCGCATAGGTCAAACATGGTCTTGAAGGCTTTCACAGCGGCAGGAAGGTTGTTGCTCTGCATAGCCTTCATAAGTGACATCATAGCGTCCTTTTTAGCGTCCATGTCACCTACGTACTCTTGCTGGTCACCTTCAATCTTCTGGACAAAGTCGGCGTTCTTACGTTGTTCCTTTTGTTCTTCTGGCGAGGCAGAGGATACGATTAGGGCAGCGACCTTCTTCTTGTCGATCATCATAAGTTTGTTCTCCTTAAAGGAAGGAAGGAATAGTATTGGTTATAGCTATAGATAGGAAGTTGGATCAGCTGTCTATAGAGGTTGATTCAGAAGTGATCTCTAGAGAGGTTAGGTGAGGTAGCGGTTACCTTTGGATATATTATCTGAGGCTAGAAGATACTGAAGGTTAGAGTAATGGTTAAGTTTGATTAACTCATCCTCAGTAGTCACGGTAGATACTGGTATGATGTGGTCTATGTGGAGTTTGTCATCATGAGTAGGATAACGACCATAGTTTAGCCAAAAGCTATATTCCAGGTGGTTCTTAAGGAGTTCGATGGAGCAACCTACTATAGTGGTAGTCTTAGAGGTTTTGGGTAGGTTGCGATTGCGGAGAGAATGATAGATGAGACTTCGTATATCTTTATGCAATTTGATCAACATGTTAGATTGTCTTCGTTTTGCATTATATAGTTTTAAATTGTCAGTGTTATTTTTTCTCCATCGTTGATTATTTTGTTTATAACGTTCAGGATCTCGCTTATATCGTTGTCTATAATATTCGATATTACTCTGATAAGATATTCTAGCATTCAATCGATGAAGTTGCACATCTTGAGCATATGTTTGACGTTTATAGCCACAAATACATTCCTTACACCAGCTACTCAATCCATCCTTACTACGCTTATAGTTATAGAACTCACTATTAGTCTTCTCTACTTGGCACCTAGGACATACCTTATTCATCACCCCTCCAGGAACGTATTCTCTATTCATTATCCTGTCGCCAGTCTATAGTAACACACTTGAGACTAAAAAGCCCAGTCGACACTGCGGCCAACTGGGCTCGTTACTTAATCTAACGTAGATTAAGCTAGTTTAACTCGTACGTTGTATCCAGGTGCACGGCTACCAAGGTTTCCATAAAACCCAAATCTGCATTCCACGCCATCTGCAGACGCTTGGCGTAGCATGCTAAGACCATCGCTATCAATGACTCGTACAGCCTTACCTAAGGAGTAGAGCTTCCAAGTACGAATGTCCAACATCCACGCTACATCATCCGGGCAGTTCTGGTCAGCGATGACCTTGATTGGTCCACGTGGTCCATTGATGACAATACCGCGGAAACCAACTTCGGCGTTCATCGTAAGGTCAACATACTGCACCTTACTGCCTAACGCTTTCTCAAGCTCAGCATACTTCTTGTAAGAGATAAAGCAGTGGTCAATCTTACCACCTTCACGTGCACCACGGCTAGCACCTTCAATCATCGCTTCCTCAATAGGAAGTGCACTACCATCAAAGCGGATACCACCAAGACGGGTCGTGTCTACGCTACGGTCAACACCAAAGAACAGTGCCGAGGTAGGTGCTGTTGCTGGAACCCAAGACTCAAGACCACTCAACTTAAGCCCACGGTCACCTTCAACGAAGAGGTAATCGTCAGCTGCGATAGTACCGTTAGAGTCATAGGTTACGTCAAGGGTCAGTTTGCTGTCACTACGGTCAACTGCACTGATAACAAAGCTACTTACTCCTGTAGAGGAGATACGTTGTGAACCACCAGACTTAGCAGACCAGATAACCAGTTTCTGACCTACTTCAAAGTTAGTTACATCGCTAGCAAGCTTAAGTTCAACCACGAAAGAACCTACGTTCTCTGATGGCTCTACCTTAACCTGACCGATAGCACCACTTGAGTCACGATAGAGACTTACTGCTAAGGAGCGAGTAAGTGACTGGATAGCACCATCGATTTCGGTGGTAGCTGCTTCCATGAAAGCATTAGGGTTACCCTTAGATGCTTCAAGCGTCTCATTGTCAATAGTTGCGATAGAGTAGTCCTTAACACGGGTAAGAACAAAGTCAGTAATCAGCGAGCTAGTAGTAGCACCGCGGCTTTGTGCGTTGCTGAAGCTAGCTGAACGACCTTGTGGGTTACCATAGATCAAGGGGATAGGAAGGTTCTTGCCACCAAAGTCCTCATACTTAGGAAGGAGAGCAAGAAGTGGGTTGTCCTTGTAAACCATGTTCTGAACTTGGTCACTGGTGTAATGCTGTTTAAGAGCTGCATCAAAGCTCGTCATGTCAAGTGCCATTGTAATAAACTCCTATAAGGTTTAGTTTTAATCCCAACGTAGCAGTGCTGCTGCCCTTCTCTTAGATTCTTCAGCGCTCAAACTACTTGAATCGCTGATCTTTTGTTTAGTGGGTGCAGTCACATAGTCCGTGTTAAGTGTGTAACTAGGTTTTACAGGAGGTTGAACTCTTCGCTCCTCAATCACCGGTGCTGTCGTGGTGGTGTCGTTACGTAACTTACTCTTGAACTTATTGGCGTTAAATGCTTTACTGACTTCCTTCTCTAGATAAGACTCAACTAAATCAGCAGCCTTGTCTATCGACAACAGTTGTCCGTTAGCATTAAACTGTGCTTCTGTTACTTCCCATACTAAATCAAGTTGACCATAAGTATTAATTAGCTCGTAACGGTCAGGGTTCTTGCTCACGTGATCTTGAATCTTATGTTGATGTAACAGTATCGCTTCATTAATAGCATCTTGGTTAGCCTTCTCGCGTTGTTCTTCCTCTAGGCGAAGTTTCTCAGCTTGTTCTGCTTTGAATGCCTCTAGCTCACGTCTAACCAGCTCTACTTCACTAATTTCCTCACGTGGTGCATCTTCACCTAGGACTGAAGTAAGTAGTTCATCTAGTGTTAGGCCATAGTGCTGTAGTAACTCCATTGGGTTACTCTTTGCTTTCTCCTTAAGGGCTAACAGTTGCTGTGCTTCTGCTTGCTGTGACTTTAATGCAGCAGCTTGCTCCTGTAACTTGCGTTCTCTCTTAGAGAGGGCAGCAAACCTAGCACCAAACAGACCATCTTCCTGTGCCTCAGGAGTAGATGATTGAGCTGGTGGTGTCGCTTCTGTGGTTGCTGGTGATTCACTGGGGGTTGGTGTGGGTGTAATGATGGACTGTGCGATTTCTGACATATTTACTATCTCCTATACTATATGTCTATACTAATACTTAGTTGGTCTATGGTGCTAAGGGTACATTAGGTAGTAAGTCTGTCTGTGCTGGTGCTTCTGGTACTGCTATGGGTGCTACTGGTGCTGCTTCCTGTGGTAGAGGAGCTGGTGCTTGTTGCTGTTTCATCATATCAGCATCATCTATAAATCTTAACACATGTTGTAGTCTATCTTCTGGAACTTCATCTAGTCTGCCTTGAACATAGTACTTGTGACCATACTCGATAGCCTTGTCTAGGTTCATGTAAGGTTCAGGTGGTAAATAGACATCTTCATTGATCATCTTGGCTAACTGTTTCTCTATCAGGTCGTTGTTGGCTGTCTGTAGGGACACGAAGGAGTCGAGGTCTGGGTACTCTAGCAGTTGTAGGGCTGCGTCCTTGTCAATAAACCCAGCTTGGACTAGTTCTTGTACCTTCTGTAACTTACCGGCTGGACTACTAGGTAGTAGAGAGACAGGCCATGTCTTCATGATGAACTCATCTTCATCTATGTCTACATCCTTCCACTTGATAGACTTAATGAAGGTGGAACCAGGGACAGTCACACTGATGTTCTTATCCTGCTCATAGAGATCCTTAGAGATATTAACTATGATCTTAGCTAGGTCTAAGAAGGTCTTCTCATATCTCATGGCAGTCAACATGAAGCGTTCTGACTCTATATCAGAGTACTCGCGTAAAGCTACTCCTGAATCTAGACCAGCTGGTTTACGACTAGACGCTGAGAGTTGGGACACCCCAGATAACTCATAGGCACTACTAATCAGCCACTTAAGATGATTATAGACCTCTGGGTTCATGGCAGTAGGAGTATCAAAAGTAGGTTTATTGCCTGTATATTTGACGATAGCACCGATGTCGTTGTTAAGGTGGGAAGTGACTACATTAGACCCTTGCTCAATGAATGCCCTAGGAACAGCAACTCTGTCCTGTGCTATCTGGATTGATCTCAAAGTCTTGTTGATGGATAGTTGGATACCTTTAAGTTCCTCTGCTACACCACTACCAAAGAAGCCACTAATCCTATCATTCCACCTAAAGAACACAAAGGGGAAGTAGGACTTAACATAAGGTTCACTAAACAGACAAGCAGTCTCTATGCACCAAGTGTGCTTTCCTGGCTTATCATCAGAGTAAGGTAGACGCCATGACTCTACTACCTTAACTACATCATCGATAGACTCAACACCATAAGGTAGTCCTGATGAAGCCGCCATGATAGCTACTCTGTGTTCTGGGAATAACTCTAGGAGTACATCACGTGACATATACTTAACTTGATGGATCTGCTTAGGCGAAGCATTAGCACCTTCAATTTGGTCTACCCTAAGTTCATCGATAAAGACCTTCTCTACTCTAATCCTGCCATCTTTAGTGAAGACCTTGAGAGCACCAGTGCCAAATACACAGGCATCCATGAACATGCGTTCTGCTAACTCATAGATATTACAGTCATAAAATACACCAGCAACATAATCAGTCAACTTCTTGCCACGCTCACGCTGTAACCAGTCACCATTATTAGTCAAAAACATAGGCTTAGGTCGGTTCTTAGCTATCTTAGAGCATGCTGTATCAGCTACTGACTTGATAACATTATAAGTTATCCTGTTCTGTAGTAGAGTGTCAGGTCTAGTGTTCTGTGCTAAAGCGTACTGAGCAAACCCTAGGAGTTCGAGGTCGGAGTAAAGCCTAGCATGTTGTATGTTGAGGTTGTGCTGATAGTTAGACTGCTTTTCAATAGAAGCTACTACACTGAATACTGAGGAGTGTAGTTCAGCATCTGATAGGGTCCACCAACGATAATTAGAGGTATTCTGAGCAACGTTGGTACCAATATACTCTTGCTTAATGTTTGCCATGAATTACCTCGAGGAGTAATAGAGTAGATCATCATCTACTGTTGTGTGTTTTGGTTGATCGTGCTGACTACGGTATATGGTAATGCCATCTACTTCAACTTTATCTATGGAGTGTCTCTGCATAAGTTTCATGAGTTGCTCAATAAACTCTAACTTCTCATTCATTGTATCTCCTTTGTGTGCTATAAATAGTGTAGTGGTTAGTAATAAGCTATAGGTTTATAACATGTTGTCTTCATTCTTGATTGCTAACAGACGCTCTTCTTCTTGATCCCACCACTTATTAACAGCAGCTTCACTATTAGGATGTGGTGTGTCAAACTTGGGTGACCAAGCATACTGATGACACCATCTCCAGGCATACAACATAGCATCACTTAAGTGGTTGTCACAAGAACTATGTTCAACAAACACACCAGCTTCACGTTTCTTGACATCCCAGACTAGGTTAACCCATTCTTGACGTAGTTGATCTGTAGTTGACCTTAGGAGTTTGATGTTGCCTAGTATTAGGTCTGAGTTGAACATCTCTATATAAGCTTTCTTATCTGACTTTATGGCTGCTACTAAGGGTATGGAGTAGCGTCGCTTAAGTTCCTCTACTACCTGCTTAGAAGCACCATCAACCACCATGGTAGCAAAGTTGTATCTATTCCTAAGTTCCTTTATCTTATCGGCTACGTCACTTACTATCATATGTTTGGCGCTGAAGGTCTCTACTACATATAGTTCTTTAGCATGCTCAGAGTAAGCTGTCACTACAAAAGCTGTTGCATCCTCATAACCCAGGTCAATACCTAGGACGTAGTTGTAATTGAGGTTAGGTAGTGTTTCCACTAAGTTCCTATGACTATCAAACCTATAGATAAGTGACGCATCATCTATATACCACTCGTTTAGGTACATACGCTTAAAGGATGGAGTATCTTGTATGCCAGGGTGAGTCTCAATTAGACTCTCCATTTCAGCCTTAAAGTTGTCTTTCATATGGGGGTTGTCGAGTGCACTCCACTTATGAACTGACCAACCTGGTTGTTTACCGGTAGTTATATCATAGTAAAGTCCACGGGTGATGTCAGAAGTAGTAGAGATAAGACAGATGGTACCCCGATAGTCAGCTACAGCCGGTTTAAGTACCTCATAGACTAGCTTATGCAGGTCTTGAGTATACATAGCGGCTTCATCAATGATACATAGCTTAAACTTCTGACCTAGTAGTTTGTCCATCTCGGCGGGCTTAGCATCTACTCCTAGGAGGTAGATAACAGAGCCATTGGGTAGGGTGTAACTTAATTCGCTGGCGTTGAACTTGGCGTGTAACTTAAAGCGTTCATTGATGCTACTCAATATATCCTTAACCATGATCCGCTTAGCTTCAGCCCGTGTTAAACCGATATACACCACGGATACACCAGGGTTCTCATAAGCTTCCTTGAATAGGTATAGGCCAGCACCATAGGACTTACCTGCTCTACGAGTACACTGTGCCACCTTTAATCTTGAAGGATCTAGGATGAAGTTAGTTTGGGTAGTAAACTCTTTCTCTATGAAGCTAAGTGGTGCTTCACTCTTTCTTCTTAAGAGTTCTTCTAATATTAGTTGTGCTTGCAATCTGTTCATTCTTAGTGTGCTCATTGGAGTCTACCTTCATCCACGGTATGTTAGTTGCTGGAATGACTATGACTTGACCATTGAACTCTACGTGTAATAGGAAACCATCAAACCACATCTCATACTTATTCTCTGGTATGAATGTAAGTTCATCATTACCTATTCTTACGGACTGGAATAACTTAACTGACGTAATCTTCATAGTCTATCTCATTAAGTAGGGATTATAGGTTAACTTGAACTTACAACTAGCTTCCCTCAGGTTCCTAGGAGCATGAGAGATGAAGGTTGTAGTTTCACCAAAGTTAGGTATGTAAGCGTTAATCAGCATCTTAGCTATGCCTAACTTGCGGTAAGCGTGCTTCACGTAGACGAAGTGCACTATACTGGTAGAAGCTAGAAGCTCTATTACTGAGTAACCAAAGATATGTCCATCGTCTTCACCTTCACACATAACGCTTACTATTACATTAGGTTTCTGTAATAGACTGGTTATGATGTTCTTATGCTCTAAGAAGAACACATCATTACTTAACTCACTAGCAAAGTTAGAGTTACGGTAGGATTTGAGCCAAGTGGAGAAGATGAAGCTGGTGTCATCTGGATGGAAGGGTCGGATGGCTAAAGTAGTGGGACTCATGTCGTCTCCTTCTTAGTTACACCTAAATATTGAGCTGCACGCTCAGCTAGGTCATGCATCTCTTTGTCTGTCTTAGATACATAGTTGGCAGACTTAATCTCATCTCGCTCATCCTTGGTGATAGACAGGAGAGTTCTAACATAGTCATTGAGTTTGCGTGCTTCAGTGGCATCTAGGGTAGTGCTACTAGAAGCTAAGTGCTTTATCTTATTAATATCATTCTTAATGATAAACAAGGCTTCATCTAGTATCTCTTCTGAAGCTGATCGTGTCATTTCCATTCACCCTTAAACATTACTTCTTTAAAATGGTTAATTACTTTCAAAATAGTGGAATGAGTGGTCTTAACTGACTTAGCTATACATCTAGAGGAGCAACCATCAGCGTGTTGACTCCAGATGAACTGATCTCTGTCTGTGGGGAACTGGTAGTGATGAAGGAACTGTCTAGCTAGGATATAGTAGGACTCAGTTGCTGTGAAGTCATCATAAGACATCTTCTTGAAGATACCAGAGGGTTTCTTGATGAAGTCGGCTACTCCATAACCATCTACTAGATACTCTATATCTTCAAAGCCACTCTGCTTAAGTTTGCCATACCATTCTCGCTGTAATTTGATAAGTGCTGTCTTATTCATGGTCTTACCTTAATCTAAGATGTAAGCAACTAGTTTGTCCTCTTCTATAGTGAAGGCTAAAGAACCATAGTCTTCAATCATGGCCTTAAGAGCAACTACATTAGTAGGGTAGTCTAGCTTGAGTGATATTGGAAAGCGTTCTATCAGTTTCTTGTCTAAGGCAGTAACTTCTTCCATCACGGTGTGTTGATCAGAACCTAGTGCTTCATGCTTCTCCATTAAAGCATTAAGTTCGTTGGTGTAAACCTCATTATCATGGCGTCTAACTGGTTTACCTGAGTGTCTGTAGAGGGTAAAGTGCTTCAACTTCTTTCTCCTTAAATCATTAGAATTAGGTCTATTGGCTACTGTCATTGGGAAGGAGTAGTAACGACCATATGTTTCTTGTAACTTAACGTCTTTGAACTCTAATCCCTTAACAAAGTCATAAGCATTATATTCAACTTGATATAAGCCTAACTTTTCCATAACGATATTAAAGGCATGGTGGCTATACTTGTTATAAGGGATCTTTAGGGCTTGGTACATAGACTTACGCATTGGTGATCTAATGACACGCGACTGCTTGTTGAAGTGGAAGGTTTCCCTGATGAACTCTTCCATACGCTTCACTGTGACAACCGTTTCTATAACTTTATCCTGTGTTAAGTCCATAGTTACGGCCTCATCATACGCAGGAGAGCATATAACAAAGATACAGCAGCAGATGATGTAAGCACAAACTTGACTATCCCCACCACAGTCCTAAACTCTTTACGGAAGTCATCTATAATGTGAAGCTGTTGCTCTAGGAGATCTGTGCGCTTAATGTGATAAGCTAGATCCTTTTGGATGTTCTCTTGTGAGTTGGTCATAGAGGAGAAGAAGGTAGACTGGTTGGTTACGATTGACTGTAAGGCGTGGTTTAGGTCATCAATCTTCTTATCAACTTTGTATAGACGTTGTGCTATAGAGTGGTTAGAAGAATCAAAGTTACTCATTATTACTCCTATCTTAGTTGTGTTACTGTCACATTATAACATGATCTATGTCATTATAACATACGCTGTGTTATTATAACGTCTTCTATGTTAAATTATCAGCACTATTACTTAAGGTCCCTAATAACAGACTCAGTGCACACTTTATCATCCTGAGCAGCAGCCCTGACAAACATAGCCTTTTGGCCAGCGCGTGCACCCACGTAAGACAGGATGATGCCAGATATGGCCATGGACACATCAAGATCCTTGACTATACCCAGTATAGTCAGTGAGACTATACCGAGTATAGACAGGATATAAGAGTTAGAGAACTTCATGTTATCCCCTGTTAAAGTGTTTCTCTACTAGCTTCTTAATAGAACGCTTCTTAAGTTTGGCATGGCATAGGTCGCGTAACTTGTTGAGTTCTTCTAAGATCTGCTCTTGTAGAGTCATTAGGTACCTTACTATCCTAAGAACACGATTGAAGCCCAGTTATCGAATCCAGCGTAAGATGGATTGCTTTCCCCTAGTTTATACAACTGATCTCCATTATTTCTAACAAACGCCATCACAGCCCGTATCTCTTGTCCTGCTGTCAATGGATATGTTATAGAGAAGTTATCTTCTACTGTCTGAAGAATATCACTAGGAAGACCTTGTACACCGGTATATCTACGTCTAAAAGATGTAGTGTAAGTCGCTGTACCATTTACCTGGAATCCCGAATATCCACCCATTTCTACTACCGGGGTACCACTAATAAACTCTGCTCTAAAAGTTGCCGATATATGATAAAGACCAGTTACAGGAACCGTAAATGTCCCAGTAGATGCATTAAAGGTAAAAGTACCTCTTGATGCAACTAGTGCACCGATGATAGGCATTGGCACACCATTACCATATGTTGTAGTTGAGGTATTACGCCATAAAGCATAAGGTATATTTGGGTGCAACACAGGGCTAGTAAAAGTCTTAACTCCTGCTATACTCTGATCACCAGTCGTGTAAACCCCGTTAGTTACGGTACCCGCATTGCCTGTGATACTACCTGTGATGGTGGAACTAAATGTCTTAGCACCAGCGAAGGTCTGAGTCCCAGTGGTCACCAATCCTGAGTTAGTAGCAGAAGCAGCACCGTTAGTAGTAGTCCCAAATCCACCTACAGGATCAGTGACACCATTGAAGGTCTTATTGCCTGCAAATGTCTGGGTCCCAGTAGTTACCAACCCCGATGTAGAAGCTGATGCAGCA